GTAATAATTATTATTACTATAGTAGTAGTATAAAGAAACCAATTTAATGTTTTTATTGGTTTTCTGAAGATCAGAGGGAACCTGCTTGCAGTTGTTCAATCTGAGGGAGAGCAACTTGTTGTCTCCATTCTAATTCAGCATATTCGTATTCTTCGATATGGTGAATGAAGTCGAACTCTTCTGGAGTGAGAATATTAACCGGAGGTGGAGGAACCGGAGGTGGAGGAGGAGGAGGAGTTCTAGGGGGAGGAAGACCGTAAGGGTTTTCTGTTAACCACCTAGGACTTAAAGTGGGAACAGTTATCCCACTGATATTGATTGGAGACCTAAGCCTTGGAGTAGGGATCTTAGGGACTTCGATTTGACGTTGTGGCAATTGCTTACAATCGTAGAAGTCTTCTTTCTCGTCCTCGGTAGGTCGAGGATCGGGAGGGGCATTCATTGCACCAAGAATTGAAGGAATGACGTTAGGAATGACTGGAGGAATAGGAACTATTCTACTCGGTTCAACTATTTGACCGAAGTGATTGATTCGAACAAGCTGCATGCTAGAATCAATCATCCAAAATCTCCATCTATCAGGAGATAGGAGATTGACGTCGGGTAGTTCGTTACAGAACACAACGACTCTAGGAGCGTTAAATATTTTACGCTCGAAATGGTATCTATCGTCGAAGGCGATGCCATTTTTGATTTCTTCAATAGCAGCATAAGTGTGCTGCATAGGGCGCTTGTCGGCTCTAGGAAGATCTATGAAGTAGAGCTTTCTGATTGGTACATTCATTACCATACGGCTGATGTCACGGGCTTCTTTTTGAACGGGAATACGTTCGGCCTGACCTCTAACCATCAGCCAAATAGAAAGGTAGCTTTTACCTTTGTTACCTTTTCTATCCCAGATGACATCGATGGCTCTTTTGTCTCTGATGTCAATCCAACTGATGACTTCTTTTTGCCAAGGATACCATTTAGGTTCGCCTTGGTAGTCTTCGGGAATATCGAAGACTTCTTCTTTTTCGGTCCATGGACCGTTAACGCGAGAATCAGGTTTTGAAGCGTAGAAGTCGTTATCTTTACTCAATTTATGAGTAATAGAGATGTGGGCTTGAAGTCCCTCATCTGCAAATAATTGTACGACTTGATGAAGTCGTAACTTTTGATGTTTAAGTGATAATCTTCCCTGATAATGTTGGTATCTATCACCATTTTTATCAGGTTTACCTTCCTCATGTTGGAAGGTGAATTTCTTAGCGATCTTTCGTAGAAAGGTGCTAACAGTGTAATGATCTGCGTTTGCCTCTGTGATAGGCATTGTGAAATCATAAACGCTGCATGGGTTTTGAGTGGCTGGCTTGGACATTTTGTACCCGAAATGTGTTCTTTTAGACGGTTTAAATTTTAATTTAATTTTTTTTCCCTGTTTTATAAACAGACCCCTTATGCCGAGACAATATACTGACGAGGAAAAACTTGCTTATTATAAGAAGCGAGTAGCACAGAATAGGGGTGCTCCTAAGAGGAAAGCGCCAGCTCGATCTTCGTATGCGAAGAAGGCTCCAGTAAAGAAGGTCTATGCTAGTAGATCTCGAAGGATGGTATCTGGAGATGGAGACTATTTAGTCTCTGCACCTAAATCATTAAGATATGCTCCTAAATCATTAGGAGGAACAATAGGTGCTTATTTAGGCCATGGAATACATACAGTAGTCAAGGCGTTAACAGGATTTGGTGATTACCAAGTCCAAGAGAACTCTCTTATTGCAGGAACAATTGGTGGAGATCCACCAGGTATGAGAAATACCCCAGGAGGAATGATAATTCGACATAGAGAGTTTATACAGGATATTACATCCGCATCAGTGTTTACAAACCATGCATTTTCAATTAATCCAGGTTTGTTGCAAACATTTCCATGGTTGCATCAGATAGCTGACTCATTTGAGCAGTATCGATTCAGAGGCTTAGTATTCGAATACAAGACTATGTCTTCTAATGCAGTATTATCAGCATCAGCTTCGACAGCATTAGGTACCATTATAATGGGAACACAATACAATGCTTTGGATCCATCGTTCGTAGATAAGCGAACAATGGAAAATTATGAGTTTTCTAACTCATGTTCACCGGATAAGTCAATGATGCATCCGATTGAATGTAAGATGTCACAAACATCGGTAGCAGAACTATATGTTCGTAATGATCTACCATCAACAGGTGATCTAAGGCTTTATGACTTAGGAAACTTTCAGATTGCAGTTCAAGGAATGCAAGGTACAACAGGAGCAGTTATAGGAGAACTCTGGTGTACATTTGAAATAGAGTTTTATAAACCAAAACTCTTAACTGATGTGGAGGAGATACAAGCGATAACAGATCATTATCAAGCTCCTACACCAGTATTATCACCTACTAATTCACCATTAGGAGGAGTTTCAGCACCAACTGTTGGATCCACAATAGGAACTAGTTTAGTTCAACAAAGTGGTTATCAAGCAATAGTATTCCCAAATGATATAGAGGATGGATATTATTATCTCTCCTATGTTTTAGGAGGAGGTGCAGTAGGTGCACCAAGTAAGTTACCAGCGATAGTATTTGGTAATCCAGTTAATTGTACTATTAAAGCTGGATGGAGTAATGATTCACTTACTTCAGTTCCAATGCCAGATGGAGGAACTGGACCTACTTCAATTACTCATATGGGTAATAATTGTGTTATTCAAGTTACAGCTTCAGGATGTTCTATCGGTATTAATTTCGATAATTCAGGAACTGTACTTCCAACATCTACAGTTGCAGATCTATACATAATGAGGATAGATGGTGATGCAATATAATTTAATTTAAAAAACATATAACTTCAATAGTTATATGCCGAAGGCTTAATACTCGTTTTGCCTTGCGACTAGCGTCGGAGTATTGTATCGTAATGAGTGGGCGCCTAAAAACTGTGTAGTACACATGTTTTTAGGAATAGGTATGGTATATTTTAGGCCCTTGTGGTCTTAAAGATATCCTACCTCTAAATTAATGTGTAAGAAACAAGTCGTGGCGCTGTCAGCAGACGTATACAGCAGAGGTGGATGAGGAGTAGAGCTGGGCGGCTTTGAGAGGCCAAGCGGAGCGGCCAGATATTTCTCTACTGGTAACATCTTATTGCGCCCCTGCAGGGGCGTTTGAATACAAGAATACAAGAAACGATTAGTGTAATGGGTTCAATAGTGGGTTAATTCTATGTGTTAACTATTTTGTTCCAGTCTGTTCTATTCTGTTCTGTTCTTGTTCCACAACGAAAACAAGAATATTAGGTACTACTTACCCAGCGCCGCAGGCATTGTTCCATTGTTCCACGCGGTCCAGTAATAAGTATATATGTAGTGTAACGAAATATATACGGCATTACTTATTGTTACAGATTTATCGCCGGACCGCGTGCGAGGCCTTAGAAAGGACGAGTCAGCGGAAAGAAAAGACTCGTGGCAACGAGGATTTTCGTTGTAGTGTAGCGTTTTTTCAGGGTTGATTGACCCTTGGGAATGAATGAAAAAAAGCTGTTTATGAGCTACTACACGGAGCAATTGGCGACAATAGTAATAATTATTATTACTATAGTAGTAGTATAAAGAAACCAATTTAATGTTTTTATTGGTTTTCTGAAGATCAGAGGGAACCTGCTTGCAGTTGTTCAATCTGAGGGAGAGCAACTTGTTG